CAGGGCTACTGGATCATTGAAGCTGGAGAGCTAACTGGATTTAACAGATCAGAGATGAATGCAGTCAAGCAGTTTTTAAGTAAGAAAGAGGACGTTTATCGTATGCCATATGGACGCAGGACCGCAAATTTCCCACGAAACTGTATCATCGTAGGAACTACGAACGATAAAGAGTTCTTAAAGGACAGAACAGGAAATCGTAGATTCTGGCCAGTTGGACTCGGAAAACAGAAACCAAAGAAGAACATCTTCCAGGAACTGCCGGCAGAAGTTGATCAGGTATGGGCAGAAGCGGCTGCAAGATGGATGTTAGGAGAGCCGCTGTATATGTCCGGGGATGTCGCTAAAGTGGCACAGGAGAAGCAGGAAACTTACAGAGAAGCATCTCCAAAAGAAGGTGTGATAAGAGAGTTCCTAGAGAAGAAGATTCCAACAGACTGGAAGGAAAAGAGTCAGGCACAGAGAAGATCATTTTTCAACAGTGAATTTCAGGTAAAAGATGAGAGCAACTTAGTAGAAAGGGACCGAATATGTGCGGCGGAGGTTTGGTGTGAGTGTTTTGGTGGAGATCTCAAGCAGATGCGAAGGCAGGATACGATAGAGATCAATGGCATTCTAAATTGCATCGATGGGTGGCAACGCATATCGTCTGTAAGGTTCGGTCCCTACGGAACACAGAGAGGGTATACGCGTGTAAACAGAGTGTTGACAGATTAAAAGGTAAACATACAATATTTGGAAATGTAAACAAGAGAAACATTCAGTAAACAGAGCATTGATTACAAGAAAATAGCTTAAATCATATATCTAATACCTATATAAACATTGTAAACATTAAATTATATATAAATAGAATATAAAGGGTAATGGTATAGTAGTACCCCATGTACGCCTATACACGCGTATATATAGGGGGACAATGTAACATTGATTACAAGCAAAGGAGAATGATATGAGAGAAAGCAGTATAGAATCCAAGTTCAGGGATGAAGTAAAAAAGGTCGGCGGTACGGCGTATAAGTTTGTATCCCCGGGCAATGCTGGAGTACCAGACAGAGTTGTAGTCCTTCAGGGTGGAAAATCTGGATTCGTAGAATTGAAACGTCCGGGAGAGAAAACGACACCACTTCAGAAAGTCCAGATCCGTAGGATCTTAGCAACAGGATGTTATGCAACCGTTCTTGATAACAAAAAAGATATTGACCGAGTGATCTGGGAGATCGAAGCATGGAATCCAGGCAAGGCCTTGGACAAGATCACAGAGTTAGAACAGAGAGGCATGATATGAAATTTGTACCCCACAATTATCAGCGATACTGCATTAACCGCATGATCACGGATCCGGTCTTAGGATTGTTTCTTGACATGGGACTTGGAAAGACAGTGATCACACTGACAGCAGTCAATGATCTGAGATTCAATCGGTTTGCAGTCCGGAAAGTTCTTGTCATCGCGCCGAAGAAAGTTGCAGAAGATACATGGACAAGAGAATCACAGAAATGGGATCACTTAAAGATGCTTCGGGTGATCCCAGTCCTTGGAAGTATCAAACAGCGGATCAGAGCGATCAACACACCCGGCGATATCTGGGTGTTATCAAGAGACAATGTCTCATGGCTGGTTGACTATTACAAAAATGACTGGCCATTTGACATGGTGATCATCGATGAGTTGTCGAGCTTTAAGTCCAACAAAGCAAAACGATTCCGAAAATTAAAAAGCGTTAGGAGTCATATCCATCGGATCGTAGGGCTTACAGGAACACCAACCCCGAACGGACTGGAAGACCTGTGGGCGCAGATCTATCTTCTGGATGAAGGAAAACGACTAGGAAAGACTCTAACCGGATATCGTGATAATTACTTCACACCAGGAGCAAGAAACGGAAATGTGGTCTATGAGTATAATCCGAGAACATGGGCAGACGAAGAGATCAACGAACGAATCAAAGATATCTGTATCTCCATGAAAGCAGAAGATTATCTGGAATTACCAGAACGGATCGATAATGTCCGCCACATCAAACTTCCGGATAAAGCAAAGAAGCAGTATGAAGAACTGGAGAAGACGATGATCGCGGATATCGATGGAGAGACCATTGACGTTACCAGTGCAGCGGCTTTAAGCAATAAATTACTGCAGTTATGTAACGGGGCTGTCTATGATGCAGACGGTATATACCATGAGGTGCATGACGAGAAGATCGAAGCCTTAAAAGAGATCATCGATGCAAATGCCGGAAAGGGGATATTAGTGTTTTATAACTTTAAGCATGACAAGGCACGGATCCAGAAGGCTTTGAAAAAGAGCAAGCTTCGGATCGGGGAGTTAAAGAATCCGGGCAGCATCACAGCCTGGAACAATGGGCAGATGGATATCCTACTTGCACATCCGGCAAGTGCAGCATATGGATTAAACCTCCAGGCAGGTGGGCACATCATTGTCTGGTTTGGACTTAACTGGTCATTGGAGTTATATCAACAGGCAAATGCCAGATTGTACCGACAGGGACAAAAAGAGAATGTTGTGATCCATCATCTAGTCACTGCCGGCGGATATGATGAGAACGTCATGGATGCACTGGAAGCAAAAGAAGTTACACAGGATTCGTTTCTGGATGCCTTAAAGGCAAGGATCAAGAGTGTTAAGGAAAGTTAAGGAGTAAATTAATTATGACAAAGATCAGACAGAAGCTTGCGAAGGTCTATATTCATTCGCAGGATAATGGCAATGACTTTGGGATCATCGACCATCTGGCTGAGGTCGGATACGATGTCGATTTCGAAGTTGTGGATAATGGAGTTGGCAATAAGGTGATCTCATGTGAGATCTATGATGCAGGGGGGGGAAGAAAGACAATGATTAAAAATAACAGGACAGCAATGAACGCATACAAGAAGACCAGAGAGAAACACGGTGGGGATCATCCTCGCTGTGTAGTCTGTGGCGAAGTGATGGATCCAGAGGATGATGAGACAGAGTGGTCCAGAACAAAGAGAAGGACAGATTGTTTTGTACATAGGCATTGCGTGAAACACTGAGGAGACGTTTAAGTGCAAGGTTGATCACGAAAAATATCCAGAAGTGAAGTAGAAAGACAGATTTGAAAATATGATGGAGGGATAATTTATGATCATTGGATTTTTGAGCGGATTATTTATCGGATCAGTTGCAGGAGTGGCAGTAATGTCACTCTGTAGTGCAGCGAAAGAGAGGGATGAGTTATGACAATAACAGAGAATCTTACAGGTGTCGTGAAAGAGGATCATGAGAGAGTGAAGACAGTAACGGACATTCTGGAAGAAGTTAGAACTGAGATGTGTGATGGTTATTGCGTATATCCAAGAATAACGCCGAATGATTATGAAAAATATAAAAGGATATGCGATGAAGAATGTCCACTGAACAAATTATAAGGAGTGATACATAAATGGGATATCAAGATTGTCCATGTGTAAACTGTGATCATAAAGCAGATGGAGAGAAAAGAGTTGCATGTAGAAAGAAGTGTACTGAATTTACTGCCTGGAAGTTAAGCATGCAGGCAATAAGACAAAAGAAAAAAGAAGATAAAGACAAATACTATTCGACAACCAAAGGGAAGTTTTACAAAAGAAACCTGATGAAGCAAAAAGGTGGAAGAAAGATATGGTAGATCCATGCAAAGCCTGTGCAGAGATAATCTGCATGGGCATTTGTGCCGATCAGGTGCAATACAAACAGGAGTACCAGGAGATGACAGACCGGATAAGGCAGCAGATAATAAATCGTAACAGGAGGGGAGAACGTGGACAAGAACGCACTGATCCAATATTGTGACATGAAAGAAGAAATTAAAGATTTAAGGAGAAGAATCACAGAGACTGAAAAGCAGATCTTCAGAATTGCAGAAGAAGGAACGGTAAAAGACACAGTAAGCGGTGGCATGGGTGGAATACAGCACTTTGTTGTTGAGGGTATGCCAGTACCAGAACTTAGCAGAAAGAGGCTGCTGCTTAATAAACGAAAATCTATGTTGATCAAAAAGGAAAATGAACTTTTAGAATTAACAAATCAAGTAGAACAGTATATAAGTAGCATCGAAAAAAGTGAATTGAGAACTATTTTCCGACTGTATTATATTGATGGAATGACATGGACACAGGTAGCGCACAGGATGAATGCCATGCATCCTAAAAGAAAGATTGCGTACAATGAAAAGAATCTACAGAAGAGAAATGAAAGATTTTTTGCAGAAAATGAATAAATGTCGCTCACTGTCGTAGGAAAATAGTTTAATATATAGACTAAACATTTTGTGTATTGATACTATACGAAAAGTTCTTCTTTAATGGTATGTATTTCGAAGTAAGAAAGCTCGAGAGATTTTTTAAATCATCTCGGGTTTTTCTTATGCAAAATACACATAAAATACACACTAGGCGTTGACTTATACACACTAAATGTGTATAATATAATCATAAGGAGGTAACTTATGAAGCAAAGAGACCTAGTGAAGAAACTTGAAAAAGCGGGTTTTGAATTTGCAAGACACGGAGGAAACCATGATATTTATAAGCGAGGGGATGATGAAGAAAAGATTCCACGACATCGCGAGATAAATGAAAGGTTAGCAAGAGCAATTTTAAGGAAATGGGGATTATAAAATCCCCTGTCCTTAACACATAATAGATATATTATAATAGGAGGAGAACGAAATGAAAGGAGCATACCCAGTTATCTTTACAGATGTAGATACGAATATTTTAGTTGAAGTTCCGGATCTTGGAATTTTAACAGAAGCAAATGAAGAGGGTAAGGCAAAAGGAACCATTGCAGATGCGATAGAAATGGCAAGAGATGCAATCGGTTTAGCATGTATCAATTTACAGGATGAAAATAAACCAATACCAGAACCTACACCAATAGCAGATGTTGACGTGACTAATGGAACGTTTGCAGAAGATGGAAAAGGAATTGTATCTTTAGTTGATGTTGATCTTACAGAGTATAGAAGAGCGATCGATAATAAAATGGTTCGTAGAAATGTGACATTACCCAATTGGTTAAATCGAGAAGCAGAAGAAGCTCATATCAATGTATCTGGAGTATTAAGAGAAGCATTGATGAGCGTACTTGGAGTAACAAAAGCTAGATAATATAAAGAATCAAGCACCTTCGGGTGCTTTTTTCGTACATAAATTTAAGGACCACTAGCTCAGCAGGGAGAGCGGTCGGCTTATAACCGATGAACAGTCCAGGGTTCGAGTCCCTGGTGGTCCATTTAAGAAATAAGAAAGAAGGTGGTAATGTTTGAGTGAAGAAAAAAACTACATACTTGCAGAAGCCGACTATGTAGTGGGAATGAAATATAAAGACATTGCTGCCAAGTATGGAGTCTCGATCAACACTGTAAAGTCATGGAAGAAACGATACGCATGGTCGAGAGATAAAAAGACAGAATGCATCCAAAAGGGGTGCACACAAAATAAAAAGGGTGCACACAAAAAAGAAGCCGTTGCAGAGGACGTAAGTCAAGTCGCGATCAACGATGAACTTACCGATCAGCAGCAGCTTTTTTGTTTGTATCAATCTAGGATGTTTAATTACACGAAAGCTTACATGAAAGCTTATCCAGGATGTACTTATGCATCTGCTGCAGTATTAGGAAGCAGGCTTATGAAGAATCCAGTGATCAGAAAAGAGATTGAACAGCTAAAGCAGAATCATATGAACAGGGAACTGTTAAAGCAGGAAGATATCTTTCAAAAGTACATGGATATTGCGTTTGCAGATGTGACAGATTATGTATCGTTTGGGCGAGAAAATATTCAAGTTATGGGTGCTTTTGGTCCAGTAATGGTAGAAAACAAAGAAACTGGAGAAAAAGAAGTTCTCGAAAAAGAAGTCAATACTGTGAAATTCAAACAATCTGAAGATGTTGATGGAACGTTGATCACGGAAGTGAAGCAAGGAAAAGACGGAGCGAGTATTAAGCTGGTTGATAAGATGAAAGCTTTACAATGGCTTGCAGATCATATGGATATTGCTACAGTTGAACAGAAAGCTAAGATTGAGCAGATCAGAGCTAAGACAGAACAAATCAGACACAGTGAAACTGATACAGGAGAAGATGCAGTTCAATCTTGGATGGATGCTGTAAAAAAAGCGAGGGAATCAGATGGATGATAGAGTATTACATGATTTCCTTGTAGAGAGTATTCCTTTATGGCAGCAGAATCCAGTTCAATTTTTTGAAGAAGTTCTTTTTTTTTATCCAGATGAATGGCAAAAAGAAGCAGCATTTGCTTTAAGAGATAATTCAAAAGTAACGATAAAATCCGGACAGGGTGTTGGAAAAACAGGATTTGAAGCCGCAACATTGTTATGGTTTTTAAGCTGTTTTGAGAATGCAAGAGTTGTTGCAACAGCCCCAACACTGCACCAGTTGAACGATGTTCTATGGGCAGAGGTTTCAAAGTGGCAAAGTAAATCTCCGTTATTGAAGGAGATACTACAGTGGACCAAAACAAAAATATCTATGATTGGCAGCAAAGAACGTTGGTATGCAGTAGCAAGAACAGCAACCACTCCAGAAAATATGCAAGGATTCCATGAGGATAATATGCTATTTATCGTTGATGAAGCTTCTGGTGTTGCAGATCCGATCATGGAAGCAATCTTAGGTACTCTGACAGGATCAAATAATAAATTGCTACTTTGTGGAAACCCGACAAAAGCAAGCGGTACATTTTACGACAGCCATACATCGGATCGTAAATTATATTATTGCATCACTGTAAACTCCGCAGAGTCTAAAAGAACTAATAAGGACAACATTGATTCTCTGATCAGGAAATATGGAGAAGAAAGTAATGTTGTCAGAGTCAGAGTAAAAGGATTGTTTCCTAAACAGGATGATGATGTTTATATGCCTTTGGAAATGTTGGAAGCATCGATCATCCTGGAAGAGATACCACCAGCTGATATTTGCACTTTGGGAGTCGATGTGGCCCGTTTTGGTGATGATGACACAGTGATCGCAAGAAATATGAATAACAAGATCACACTAGAAAAGATTAGGCATGGTCAAGATCTAATGAAAACTGTAGGAGATGTTGTTGTAGAGTGTAGGAATATCAAGGAAAAGTTTAAATATAAAAAAACAATATATGTGATCATAGATGATACTGGTCTTGGTGGAGGAGTAACAGATCGTTTGAATGAATTAAAATCGGAAGGAAAGCTATCTGGTGTAGTTATCGTTCCGGTTAATTTTTCTGCTGCCGTTCCAGACAAGAAAGCAGCAGAAAAATATCATGATATCACATCTTATGCATGGTCCATATTAAGAGATATGTTAGAAGAAAAAGAAGCAGTATTACCAAATGATACAGAGCTTATCGCACAATTAAGTGCGAGAAAATATGATCTTAGTTCATCAGGGAAGATACGACTAGAATCAAAAAAAGCAATGAAAGAACGCATCGGAGAGTCTCCGGACCGGGCAGATGCTGTTGTTTTATCTTGCTACAGAAACAAAATTAAACCAATCAGTGTTCCAGGAAGTGATGTTGGAACAAAAGATAGTTACTGGAGGTGAAATAGCATTGTATGATGAAATAGGTCGCATCGGTCAAAATCGGTGGGGCGGTAGCTTTTACGAAGAATTTCTCCCAGAGCTGAGAGGACAACGAGGAGTAAAGGTATATACAGAAATGGAATCTAACGACGATGTGATTGGAGCAATCATATTTGCGTTAGATACATTGCTTAGACAGGCACAGTTTTCCGTAGAGCCACAGGGAGACGATCAAAAGGATATAGAGGCAGCGGAGTTCGTTGAGTCTTGCATGGATGATATGCAGAGCACATGGACTGACACAGTATCGGAAATATTATCATTCCTTACATATGGTTGGTCATATCATGAGATCGTATATAAGAGGAGATCAGGGCGAACAGGAAACCCTAAGACGAACAGCAAATATGACGATGGTTTGATTGGATGGAGAAAGCTTCCTATCCGATCACAGGATTCGTTGTATCAATGGGAGTATGACGATGAAGACAATCTTATTGGCATGACGCAGATGCCACCGCCAAATTTTGGACTTTATACGATTCCGCTGGAAAAGGCAATCCATTTCAGAACCCGATCCAGAAAAGGAAATCCAGAAGGAAGGAGTATCCTGAGAAATGCTTATCGTTCCTGGTACTTTAAAAAAGGGATTCAGGAATTTGAAGGGATCGGGATTGAAAGAGATCTCGCTGGTATACCGATGGTCACGCCACCAGAAGGTGTTGACTTGTATAATCCAGATGATCCCGAAGGCTCAAGAATGTTAACCTGGGCTTATAGTTTGGTAAAGAATGTCCGACAAGACAAAAGTGCTGGAATCGTGTTACCACCGGGATTTAAGTTCGAGCTTGTTTCCACAGGTGGAAGCAGACAGATTGATACGAACGAGATCATAAATCGTTATGATAGCCGCATAGCAATGACAACGCTTGCGGATTTTATTCTGTTGGGGCATGAACACACTGGGTCATTTGCATTGTCCGATGATAAGACAGAGTTATTTGCTGTAGCGATTGGATCATACCTTGACATTATCTGTGAAGCGTTTAATAACCAAGCGATCCCAAGATTGATTGATCTAAACGGAGAACATTTCAAGGGGATCACAGACTACCCGAAGATGGTTCACGGAGATATTGAAAAGATCGACATGAACAAATTAGCACAGTACATCCAGACGATGGTTGGCACTGGTGTATTGATCCCAGACGACGAATTGGAAACATATGTTCGAGAAGCCGCCAATTTGCCGCCAAAGGTAGCTGACGATGAGAGATTCATTGATCCTGATAGAGAAGATCAGCAGACAAATGATCTTGGATCACAGGGAAATAATGTACACCCAGAGGACAATCAGGACGTTGCCGAAGATGTTGGAAAGGTACAGGAAGCCAAGAAACGATTAGGAAGGAGCTGATTATATGTTCCTATTCCGAAAGGTTAAGAAGCGTGGATCGATGAAGCCAAATGATGTGAAAGAAGCATTAGAGAGGTTTCTTAATAGCAGCAGTCCAGAATTAACACGCTTGCTGGTCAGGTATTGGAAGGATCAGCAGACGGTTTTTACATTTAAAGAGATCAGAGAAGCTATTCAGGCTGGTGTGATCTCCAAGAAATCTGTAGAAGAATGGCAACAGGATTATTCAAAACTGGTTCATGATAAGATTGCACCAGAGATGGTTAAAGCAATGAAAGCTGGTGCTAAAAATCAAAACCAGCACAAAGGAATAGACATTGGATATAAATTTGATGCAGATCATTGGGCGGTATCTGATTGGTTGGAAAATCACACAGCTGAGCTTGTAACGAATTGTACAAGAGTACAGAAAGATGCAATTCAGTCAATGATCGATATCGGAATAAGAAAACATATGGGAACAGATGAGCTTGCAAGGTTTATCCGTCCCTGTATTGGTTTAACAAAGCCACAGACTCAGGCAGCTATGAAGTATTATGAGACGATCAAGGCAGAGTTGGAGAAGAAACACCCAAGAACAAAGCCAGAAAAGATTGAACAGATGGCAAGAGACAAGCAGATGAAGTATGCAGAACGTCAGCTCAGAGAAAGAGCAAAGACGATCGCACAGACCGAAAGAGCATTTGCCTATGAGTATGGCAGATACCAGCATACAAAGAATCTTGTCGATCAGGGTATATTACCACCACAGGACAAAAAATGGTCCGCAACGGACAGTGAGAATACATGCAGCACATGTAGAGAACTGAACGGAAAAGTTGTTGGAATGGACGAAGAATTTGCCCCAGATAAGCTACTTCCTCCGCTTCATCCGAGGTGTAAATGCTGTGTGATGTATGTCAATTCAAAATCCATGGCAGCAGAGTATGAAACAGAAGAAGATGAACTGAGAGAGTACAGCACAGAGGAAATAGAAACCCATGCTAATAAAATGTCAGAGATTGCAGACAAACATCTTGATCTTGAAAGCTCATGGAGTGGAAAGGTCGTAGTTGATGATGATTCTGGTGTTTATGGTATCCAGTGGAACGGAGATATTATAACCAGACATGAAACAGCCCCACATATTTTGTTACATGAACAGTTACACGCTAGATCAGTTACAAAATATGATCATAAAATGTATAAACAGTATGAGAACATGGAAGAGGGTTCGGTACAGTTTGCAGCACAGGAGATTAGCAAGAAAGAGAATATACAAATTCTTGAATCACAGTACGATCATATGACAGAAGCTTTAAGAAATATAAATAAAGTTGCTGGGTTATTTAAAAATGATTATGATTTTGCAATGAAGCTTATTTCTGTTCCGTTACCAGATAGGTATGACTGGCTGAATAATATGATCTATGATAAAATGATGTTATCAGGAAATATTGAAGATTATCAGAAGGTATCGCACTGGATGGAGGCTTTAGAAAATGGAAAAACATCTTGAATTAAAAGAAAGATTCGATCAGCTAATGAAACAAGATATGGATGTATCAGAACACGAACAAGAATGGTTTGAATTACTGGACGACATGCATGAATGGTTAAAGGATAAGACAATTCCGAGAAATATTCGTAGGCAGTTTGAACCTTTAGGGATGTTAGAAGTAACTATGAAAATCTGTGACGGAATCCATTATGCAAATGGAACTGGACGATATGCAAAGAAAGAAGAATGATGAAGTACAAAGCAATAGAGCAGACAGTTCAGGCAGTGCAGATCACACCTGATATTGATATGATCGCCCCTGACTGGTTCACAAAGAAAATGAATACCGAAGAAATTATGATAGATCGTGTACAGAAAGACGGAGCAACAGCCGTTATAGGATGCACGGTCTATTTTAATGCACGAAGATATAAAGGCAGCAGACTTGTTGCAAGAATAGGAGACTATGTTGTAAAAGATTCAGTCGGTCGATTAAATGTAGTTCGTAAGAATGACTTTGATCGGCTGTATAAGAAGGAGGAAGCATGAGATATTTTAACGATTATATACGATCCCCAGCACAGACACAGGACAGTATACGAAAGTCCTTGAATCGAGTAGATATTACTAAGAAGGACGAAGAAAAGCAGTACGTCTTTGGATGGGCCAAGATTGCAGTCGATGAGAATGGAAATCAGCTGATTGACCGCCAGAACGATTTAATTGATCCGGAAGAACTAGAACAGACAGCATATACCTATGTAGAGTTCTATCGTGAAGCCGGAGAGATGCACGAGCGAGGCGGTGCAGGCGTTTTAATCGAGAGTATTATATTCACTAAGGAAAAGATGAAAACTCTCGGTATAGAGGAAGGTACGTTGCCTGAAGGCTGGTGGGTTGGTTTCCACATCACAGACGATGATGTTTGGGCAAAGATCAAGGACGGAACTTATACGATGTTCAGTATTGAGGGTAAAGCGAAGCGTATTGAAGTTGAGGAGGACGAATAATGGAATTTAGAGATGCATTCAAAATTATGAAATCCGGAGGAAAAGTGAAGCTACCATCATGGGGCGGATATTGGTTCTGGGATGTAGAAAAGCAATCAATTATGATGCATACGAAAGATGGCGAAGACATTGATATTCGAGAAACAAAATGTCCTGAATATACATTCGGAAATATTACATCTGATGAATGGATGATCGCAGATGAAGAAAATTGCCCAGAGTTAGGTGGTGCAGCATATTTTGATTTTTCCAACGCTATTAAGTATTTAAAGAGAGGACTTAAGGTTGCACGAAAAGGATGGAATGGAAAGAAACAGTATATTCAGCTTGCAACATGTATTTCGTACACAGCAGCAGACGGAACAATTGTTAATTGTGATCACAATGACATTGGAAATAAAGCAATTGCGTTTATCGGCACGTCTGGTGTACAGATGGGATGGTTAGCGAGCCAAGCTGATATGTTAGCGAATGACTGGATGTTTGCAGATTAGGAGATGATCTCATTCTTAAGATTAAGAAATCACACCGACAGGATGAATGGATCGTGTACAATCCTGATTGCTTTGAATTGCATCATACGCACTGTAGGAATAAAAGAGTTGCGATCGCAATCAAGAAGAACGTGGAACGTAGAAGAGTTCCAACGTCAAGAAATTTAAGGACCTTGGAAAGCCACATAAGGCTGACAGGGAACAAGAACTATAAAAGAAAGATTCAGAAGATCATTGAAGAAGTAAAATCTGAAATGAGAAACTGAAATTTATTCTAAAATTAAGTGAAATCTGAAATGAAAATAGACCAATTTTGTAAAAAATGCAAATTGGTCTATTTTTTGTATCAAAAATTGCACTTTGCGTATCAAAAACGCAATAAAACGTTTCAAAACTCGAAAAAGTGTCGTTAGAAAGGAGGAAACATGAAAACAAAAGGAAAGACAAAGCTGGAAGATCTGGAAGTAAAAAAGATCGATGCAGTAGACATCGGAGCAGATCAGAAAGCAAATATCCTGATTAAAAAGAGAGGAGGTGCAGAAGAACCGAAGGGAAACTTTTTCAAGCGATTCTTTAATGCGTTTTGTGACAGCTTAGGAGTAAATTCAGAAGATGTCAGAAAGTCCATGGAAGATGAAGCAACATCATTTGATGATGTAATGAATGAAAAGAAGATCTACGACGTGAGGGATCAGATCTGGAATGCCTGCAACTCTCTGGAACAGTCGATTGTATCAATCCTACTCGATAAAGAGTGTGAGGATAAACAGGCAGCAATCGCACAGAGCATTGATCAGTTTAAGGCATTTTCGGATGATGCATCCAAGTCTTGGATCAAATTAGAACGTGCAGCAACGGATAAAGAAGATACTGTTGTTGCAGATGACTTTGAGATCGCAAAAATGCAAGAAGTCATTGAAAAATCTTGTGATCCAGAAACTATTAACAAAGAAAAAAAAGAAAAGGAGAATGAAATGGCATTTGATATTTCAAACATGACAGAGGAAGAAAAGAAAGAAGCATTAAAAGCATTACAGGATGATGCAAATGCAAAAAAAGAGGATACTGCAAAAAGAGCTGATATTGATGGACAGGTTCAGGAAGCAGTGAATAAAGCAATGGAAGGTGTTACAAAGGACTTCACTTCTATGATGAAGAAGATCATGGAACCAATCCAGAAGAGAGCAGAGGAAGCAGAACAGAAGTCCTTAGAAGAAGTTGCTAAGAAGTATGAACTCTTAGGAACAAAAGCAGAGGAATTAGTGCCAGTTCTGAAATCCATGAAAGCAACATCCGATGAAGCGTATAACAACTTCATTGCATCCATGGATAACAACCTTGCGGTAATTCAGAAATCAGGTCTGTTTGAGGAAATCGGTAAATCTGGTGGAGCTCACACAGGAAATGACGATACAGAAGGTGTTGCAAAGATGAACGCAAAGGTAGCAGAGATCAAAAAGTCTATGCCAAACCTTACTGATGCACAGGCACAGGATATCGTTATGCAGAATGATCCTGAATTAAGAGCAATGTTCGATAAATAAGAAAGGAGGTACAGAGAAGATGGCAAACAGAACATATGAATACAATCCAACTGGTGGAAGTCCAGTGATCAATGTTACAGCTGGAGCAGAACTCAAAACAGCCGTAGCGGTTTTATTAACAAAAGATGGAGCAAAAATTCCTGAAGCCGGAAAGGAAGCAACAGGAATTGTGCTTCTTGGAGATGAAACAGTAGCCAAAGGCGATGATATTACTGTTCAGATCAGAAATCAGGGCATGTGGGCAGCTGGTGCAAAGATTGAGGCTGGAGATTTCCTTGCTGTTGATGCAGAGGGATTATGCCAGAAGGCAACAACAGGGCAGTACATCTTAGCTATGGCACTGACACCAGCGACAGCAAAAGGAGACATCGTAAACGTTGCGATCATCCATGCTGGATATGAAGCGTAAATAAAGGAGGAATGAAATAAATGAACACAGGACATAACAACGCAGCAGCAATCGCAGTTGATATTGCGAAAGGCTGGAGACCAAACTATTACTTAACCAATATGGCAATGAGCTATTTTCAGGCACCTGGAATGAATGTTGCTCCAAGCATCTTTCCAATTCTTCCAGTACATGCAAGCACTGGAAGCTACTATATCTTCAACAAAGAAGAGATCGCGAAAGACCAGGTAAAGAGAAAGCCTAAGTTCGGAGCAGTAGATCCGGCTGTATTCTCTCATTCAGATGATACTTACAAATGTGAGGTAGATCAGATCATCGTCGGAGTAGATAACATCACAGCTCTGGATTACCAGAGAACTGGAGCACCAGCAACGATTGATCCGAGACGTGCAAAGGTAAAACAGGTTTCAGAACAGATGAATCTGCACCTTGATATGGTCTTTGCAAACAAGTTTTTCAATGCTGACGCATGGGCAAATGTTAAGACAGGAGAAGCAACAGCTTCAACATCTAAACAGTTTGTGCATTTTGATGATGCAAACGCGGACATCGTAGGTCAGTTTGATGAGATGAAGAAAGAAATCCTTTTAAACGGACGTAGAATGCCTAACAAATTATGCTTAGGATACAGAGCGTATAAGGCAATCAAAAATCATCCGCAGTTCTTAGAAAGAGTTACAGGTTCAGGGTCAACACCGAATCCAGCACTTGTTAACGAACAGGTAATTGCAGCTGTACTTGGTCTGGAAGAAGTAAAAGTTCTGTATGCAACTTATAATGCAGCAGAAATCGGTCAGAAAGCCGATATGAAATTTGTCTTCGACGATAACAGTGCATTATTAACTTATGCACCGAAAGAAGTAGATCTTGAAGAACCATCTGCCGGATATATTTATACATGGGATATGCTTGGAAATGGACAGTGGATGGCTACATCACAGTATGATGGACCAGGAGGATCACATTCAGAGTTCATCGAAGGACTTATGGCAACAGACATGAAAAAGACTTCCGATGACCTTGCAACGTTCTTAAGTGGTTGCGTATCTGAGTAGGAGGTGCTTTATATGAATTATGTTGCACTTAAGCCAGTTAATTTTGGCGGAAAGCAGTATAAGATCGGAGAGACTATTCCAGAGGGTGTCGTAGATGAACGACGCTCTCTCTTTTTAAAGAAGTCTGGACACATTGCAGAAGTAGCAAGCGTAAATGGAGCGTATGCAGAGGATTTGAATGTTAACCCTAACACTTTATCAATTCCTTTATTACAATCTAAGCACGAGCTTGCAGTGAACGCACAGCAGTTATTACAGTTCTTTGCCACAATTCAGAAAACAATGGAAGAGGCAAAAATTGAGATTGCGACCATGACAGAAGAAGATACACCGGTCTTACAGCTGTTACATGAGATTGATTCGAGAAAAGGAATCAAGGCAGCAGTTGAAACAAGACTTGCTGATCTTTCCAATGATGCTGATATTAATCAGGAATCAGAAGCAGTAGAAGAAACCGAAGAACCAGCAGAACAGCCGGAAGGTGGCGAGGAGAATGACGTATAACTATTTTCCAGATGAGATCAATACAAATGATGTTATGAAGATGCGGTTCGAATTGGCGGATACTGATGTATCAAAGGATGAAATGTCAGCTGCACTTTCCGATGAAGAGATCACAGCTGTATTAGAGCAGTATCCAGACAATTTTAAGATGGCAAAACTGAAATTGCTAGAACATATGATGTTCAAATACGGACAGGACGTAGACAACAGTGTTGGTCCTGTCTCTTTTAATTTTGGTAATCGAATGAATTTCTGGAAACAGCTTTATGATGATCTGAAAAAAGAAATTGCATCTTCCAGTGTTGGAATCAAGCCGTATGAGAATGAAAAACGAGAGTATTTTTACGTTGGTATGATGAATCATCCTGGAGGTGGACGCTTTTGAAAATGACATCAATCGGTAGACCATATCAATATATGCAGTCTTTCCGTGTTTACTGGCAGGATACAGAAGTCATGGACGATGGCATGGTTGTAAAGGGCGATGAAAAAGAAGCCCCTGATGCGATCATAGACGGTATACTAGCCGAAGCAGATATGAAGACAATGGAAATCTGGAAACAAAACCAGACTCCGATCAGTCATACGATTGTGTCTTACCATCCAGTGGTTAAGCTAAGTAAGAACGATGTGTTACTGCTTGGCGATGATCCGTGCCATGATCGTACGTTTATCGTGAAGGGTACAAAAGATCCAGCTGGAACAGGGCAGTTTTCCATCTATTATGTATTAGAAAGAAGTGATACAGATGGGCGTAGAAGCTGAATTTCAAGCATGTGCAAAGAATCTTGATGAAAGTATCAAAAGAGAGATGATGCGAAAGGGTGCAATGGCAACAAACACCCTTAGAAATATTGAGATCGAAGTATTGTCGAAAGGCGGTTCTGGAAAGAAATACAAACGGCTTCCGAATAGATCATCCGCACCGGGAGAAACACCAGCACCACAGTCTGGAAAGTTACGTCAGGACTGGGATGATCAAACTCTGATTGAAGGAGATCAAGTTACAAGCCGGATAAAAAGTAATTCAAAACACGCTGAATGGCTGGAAGGTGGCACAAAAAAGATGGCAAAACGACCATTTATTGATCCAATTAAGAAGAAAGCAGAGCCGGAGATTGTAAAGATCTTCGGTTCAGATTTTGAGGTAACTCTATGAAAGAAATAATTTTCAAGTACTTAAAAAGCCTGAATATTAACGGATTGGCTACGTTCAAAAATGGACCAGCAATATTTTTGGATCAGGCACCTGATGATTCTGATTCAAGGTGGGATGGTTCGCAGTATGGGCGTATCATCTATGGGCTGAATCTGAAAGATGATTCAGAGCGTAAGGTTTCTGGAACGATGGAGATTGCAATAGCGTATCTGTTTAATAATCAAGGATATAAGAACTTGCTTGAAGCGAAGAAGATCCTGAAAAAAGCGTTTGAAGGAGTTTTCTTGACCGATGAAGATACAACGATTTCTCTTGTCTGGAGAAAGTCAGAATCATTTCAGGAAGCAATCGAAGGGCAAATGGATGTAGAAGTATGTGGATCAGTGTTGACATTCGATGCATATGCTTTTCCAAAACATTCATACCTTCCGCTGGATGCAGTCGGTTCTTTGGCAAAGCACATTGATGAGAACTGGAACGTGACAGTGATCAATAACACGGAACTTGACGAAATCTGGAAGCCGGATGATGAAGAAGTGGTTGTTTATACTAGACTGGATTCTATGCAGCCAGGAACGTTCCCATCGACATATGCTTGTACATGGTTTACAAACAACATCAAGGTACATGTGATCTCCGGATCGGATGTAAATGCTGATCAGTTTGTTATGAACTTGCTGCAAGATTTACAGGAAAGAGAGCGGTTCGTTATGAATGATGGATCGCCGTTTTTTGTAAATCAGCTGGCATACAGCACGAAACTTGATCCATTAAAAGATGGACAGGTAACGGTAAGAGGTCAGTACGGAAAGCTACGAGATGTTGAAACAGTCGATGAATTAAAGACAATTACGATAAGTTAGGAGGAAACAATGGCAGAAAAGAAAGACGAAACAAAAACAGTGCCAGAAGTTACTTATACTGTGGATGAATATGCAGAAAATCCACAGGTGTTAGGAGTATCACAAGATATTATCCGAACAGCATTTGCAAGGGCAGGTGTTAAAGAAGCAACGCAGAGCACAGCAAAGAAACTTGTAGATACATTTAAGAAGAAGGAGGTATAAGAACTTGTCCGGATTATTTTTAAAAGGCGAGAAAAAGGAAAGAGCTGGAGTTTATCGCAGACATGAGCAGATCACAAATAATGGTGTAGCATCCGCAATGAACGGAGTTTTCTGTATTCCGGTTCATGCAGATTTTGGTCCAGTTGGAGAGATTCAGAAGATCACATCAAAGAGTGATCTTCTTTCACTTTATATGGAGAGTGGAACGATCGATGCAGCGGTAAAACTGTTTGATGCAGGTGCTAACACGGTATATCTTTACCGTCTTGGAACTGGTGGTAAAGAAGGAAGCCTGTCCTTACAGACAACCACAGCCACAAATGCAGTTACATTAAAGACAAAATATCCAACCGCTTTGAAATTCTCCGTAACTGTAAAACAGAAATTAGGAGATGAAACGACAAAAGAGTGTTCCGTTTACAATGGGGCAACACTTGTTGAGAAAGTAAGCTTTATCGCTGGTGCGGATGTAAATGAGGCTGCAAATCTGGTGGAAGCAATGAAAGACAGCAAGTATTTATCCGCAGAACTTGTTTCTGGAGCATCCGGGATCATGCAGACGGTTGCACAGCAGGCTTTGGCTGGTGGATCAGCACCGGCAGTCACAACAGAAGATTACAGCAATGCGTTTAATGCATTCGAAACTTATGCTTGGAATGTACTGGTGCTTGATACAGTCGAAGAAGATGTTAAAGCATTAGCGAAGACATACATGGAAAGAATCCATTCAAACGGTGCATTGGGTGTTTGCGTACTTGGAGAAGCGGCAGGAAAGTCACTTGCTACAAGAAAAACGAATGCAAAATCCTATAATGCACCATATTTTATTTACTGCGGTAGCGG